TCTAACTCGTCACCCGTATTAAGGATAAGGTCAAACTTCTCCCGCTTTACTAACTTAATAAGATTCTTAACAGCTTGCTCATGATGATATGGGATTTGTAAATCCGATATGACCAAGTATCGGCGTTTAGTCATCGTCCTCATCTTCGTAATCGCCGAACCTATTTGGATCGACTGGGTCTGGCAGAATCCATGCAGGATATGATTGTGTATCAGTAATCATAAATAACGCAATGCCCTTAGCAAATCCTGCCTTGCGCAATGACTTCCAATACTCATGCAATCCAATGCAATAAGCATCTAGCTTTGAGTAACCTTGTTCCTCTAGCTGTTTTGCTTTTCTTGCCATAGCAGAATGTTACCTGTCTAATAGGATGTTATAGATTTCATCGACTCGTGTGTTGAGTCTTTTAATCTCAGACAACAAGTGGGTAATTACATAACATGACAGGCCACCAATGATTGCCAGTGTTGCTATGTATAGAGTAAAGAAGTCAGACTGTGTCACTTTTTAGGACTCGCATATCCAAAGACACCAGATAGCACAGCCCAAAGAATTGCGCGGTAATCTGCTGCAAAGTTAGTTGATGCCCAAGCTGCCAAGAATGCTCCAGCAGCTAAGTACGCAGGATGCTTAATGTTCTTCATTAGTTTCCGCCTAACATAGGTATCGAATAAAAGTCACCCAGTAAGTCAGCTTCTTTCTTAAAACTGACATGCATGTGGTGAGTGTGTTTGTTAGCCCCTGTGTACTTGCGCCACTTCCAGTTAAGGATGGGAGACGCAATCCTGCCGTTAAAAATAATGTACGAGATGCGCTTCTCTGCCTTAGACTTGCAACTGATTCGAAGTTGATCTGCAAGGTCTGGCATGATATGCGGTTTGACTCCTGCACCGAAAAGGTCTGCGTCAATGTCAATGGCACGAACCCAGCCCTGCTCATCTGGATTATGATCAGACTTGCGAGTAGCGTGTCGGGTATCACCGACCCAACCATCCGATGCCCTATCGCGATCTGGGAAGGAATCATCTAATTGTTCCCGTAACTGGATAGCAGCTTTAGAGAGCCTTGGCTTCATTAGCCTTTGCTTCATCATAAGCAGACTTTAAGCCTGACCAAGTAGAGCCATCCTCATTAGTAATAATTACGCACTCAATGCCGTCTAAGTTTAGATAAGTTTCCATTTACAACTCACATCCTGTAAATAATAGAGTTCCGTTTAATGTAGCAGTAGTGCCTTGTCCTGCCACTAAGCCAGAGGCAACAGTTCCCAATAAGGCAGCACCGACAACAGAAGCATTATTGTAAGCAATAGCAGTCAAAGCAACAGGAGTGCCACCAGTATTTCTAACTGCATAATTAGCGGCAGTTGCAGTAATTCCAGTTGGCGCAACTCTTGCTGGTACTTGAAAAGAAACAAAAAGAAAAGGCTGAGTTGTGCTGACATTGTAACCTGTGGCAATTTCAGAAGCCGAGTTTGTAAAAATTGCTGGCAAGTAACGCTGGCAAGCGGCTAATTCTCCTTGGATTGTTCCCGTTGCAGTCTGGAATGGAGTTGCGATTAATCCGTATTCAACCTGCACACCCCAGAAATCAATAGTTGCAGCACTAGAAAAATTGCTATCAGTATAGTAATAAGCATCTAAGAAACTTGAAGTTCCTATGGTTTTACCACTAACTGAACCCAAAGTAACACTCATTGAGTAGCGCGCCCATGAAGTTGTGAAAGATACTGAGGTTAAAGCACTATCAACGCTGGCTGAACCACCAGAACCAAAGTTCTGCGTGAGTTTCATTTTTCCAGCAGTAGTAGCTGATGCCTTAGCCCAGAAAGAAAAAGTAACGGATTGGCCTGCTAAAGTGCGTACATTTTCTATTGATTGTCTAAAATTAAGACCAGAAGAACCTGTTGTTGGAGCAGTAGCTCGCATAAAATATGTGCCTTCATAACCTGCAACAGGAGCAGTACCCGGAGTAAATGTCTGCTGAGAAATCACACAAGTGCCTGTTGTAACTGTCATGTAAGTCTGGAATCTATCTACTGAATAAACCCAAGAACCACTGTTGGATGTGATTGAAGTTCCGCGTTGCCAGATATTCATATCACCATTGATAATCTTGTTCTTGCCTGCTTGACCATAGCCAGAGTTCCACAGTGATGCATCGACAGAATCGCCTAGTGTCTCGATGGCTGTTGCGCCATTTTTTACTAGATCACTGGATGTGGGAACACTCCAAAGATAGTTCGGGGTCGTAGTTGCCATTAGGTTAAAGCTCCTGTCGCGTTTGTCCAAGTTAGTATAGCATTTACGCCTGTCCAAATTAGTGAGGCAGGCAATACTGTTTCCCATTGTGTAGTCGATAGTGAGAAGTCTGTAGCTGAGATGTAGAGAGTAATCTCAGTAAAGCTAGGAGTAGCGCGTAGGGCTACATTTTCAACAAAGCCATCAAATGATCCGCCGAATAAGTTAGTTGGCAGGTTATTAATTAAGACAGGCTCACCAAAAAACACTGCAATTAGGCTGTCCAGCATGGCAGTTGGAATGTCTGGATTGTCAAGTCTAAAGGTAATTGCACCAAGTGAAGCTCTAGGGTTCTTGCGAAGGTTTAACTCGCGTGTGGCGATGTCAGTGATGTCACCGAGGTTCTTGATGTTGGAGTCCACAGAACGCTCAAAGAGTCCGTAAGAAGCTATAGAGTCCGCGTCAGAGGTACTGTAGGTGCTGCCGTACCCTGTGGAGTAGCGATAGATAAGGCTGTTACGGATGCGAGCAATTTGAGTTGTTGAGGTGATAGAGCTTGGTGTTGCATACGAGCCATCAAGGTTAGTGAAGCCATTTGCTGCAAGATAATTAGATCTGTGGTCTGCGTCATCATAGGAAACATCTCCGTCTTTTTCCTCATAGACTGTTCCGAGCGCGCTAGTGGCAATTTGATCTGCAAGGGTTTGTGACTTAGCAGAAGCACTAGCTGCAAGAGCAATCATCGTGTAGAAGCCTGTATCAATAGTGCCAATGTAGGACTCAGCGTCTAACCATGTTTGAGTTGCTGGATAAGTATCCCAAGTAAGGGTTGGAGTCACTTCTGCCCATGACAGATTTAGTGCTGCACCTAAGATAGCTGCAATCTGTGCGCCATCCAAGCCTTCTGCAAGTGCAGTGTTATAGACAGCTTTTGTCAGTTTAGCGAGTGATCCAATACCTAGAATTGTGCCAGTAGTGATGTAGCCAGTTTCCTCTGGGCTTCTAACACTAATGTTAAAGTCTGATACTTCGCCACCAAATACAGTGACATAAGTGCCACTGCCATTCTTTAGCTCTAAAGTAATTGGCTCGGTTACATTGATGGTGAAATCTGCGCCAGTAGTGTTGATGATCTGTACTTGACAGTAACCTGCGGTTGCTTGCCGATCAATGTCTAAGCGACCAGATGCAAAAGAGACAGAGGTGACAGTTGTATAAACATCATCACCTACTGTAATTCGCCATTCTGGTAGCCATGTCATACAGCTATAAGTCCTCTAAGAGTGCCTCTGTAATTAGCCTCAACTAATACATTCTCAATAGCCTCGGCAATAGCGTTAGGGTCTCCAATGCCAGTATTGACATTAATGGTAACTCCTGTAGGCAATTGACTGCCTGTACCAGAAGTACCTAGGCCAGCAGTAGATGGCATTGATGTAGAAGCCCCACCGCTTGATGGTATAGCTGCACCTACAAATGGCTTATAGCCACCCAAAGAGGCTTGCTGTGCTGCGCCTAGAGAAGCAAAGGCTGAAGCAGCAGAGCCTGCAAAATTATTAAAGTATGTCTGTAGGCTTGCCAGTTGTGCCTTGACTGACATAAAGTTCCAGTTCTTAAACACATCATCTAGAGGCTGGATGCCTGCCAAAGTGGATACTAACTTGTCAGTATTCTTTTGTGCATCATCTAGCAGCTTTGTGTATTTCTCTATCTGGCTTATGTTTTCAGATTCAATAGCCTGCATCAACTTGAGACGAATACGATCTTCTTCTGAAATCTTACCCTTGAGAGCTGCCTCAATCTGAATCTTTTGGATGTCAAATATTGCTTTAGCCTTAGCCAATTTTAATGCATCTTGCTGGGATTTTAATGTCTTTTTATTGGTTGCCAGCATATCGGCTTGCTGCTTC